GGACGGCTACAGGGGACGGTAGCGCCCGGGATCCGGGCTGTCAAGATTGTTCAACGTCGCGCAGGATCCTGTTCGCCCACGCTCGCCCGGGGTCGCCGCCCCACATGAGCCACGCCTGATACCCCTTGGAGTCGCGGCCCCAGCCCTCGCCCTCTTTGTCTACGGCGTGCCGGGCGAAGTAGGAGCGCATGCGCCGCAGCGTCTCCAGCGACACCGGGCGACGGTTGGCGAGCTGGGACGCGCGGGCCAGCCCTACGGGCGTGCCGGCCCGGTTGCTCGGGGGCTGCTCCGCGCGGAGCTCCAGGCCCCGGCGGGCAGCGCGGGCGACTTCAACGGGCGGGCGCCAGGTGGGCATCGTCTACCCGTTCCCGTAGCGCGTCGAGTTCAGGATCTGCTCGCGGTGCTGGCGGTACCAATTCACATCGCCAGCTTTCTGCGCGATCGTCTGGTTGCCCCAGGCGGCAGGCTGCGCGCCGTTGACCGGGGCGTCCCCAGCCCTGTCGCTCGGGGGCGGCGCGGCGGCGGCGGTGGCCTCGGGGGAGGCGGCGGGCGTCGAGGGCGCCGGGGCGGCGGTGGCCTCGGGGGCGGCGGCGGGCGTCGAGGGCGTCGCGGCGGTGGGCGTCGAGGGCAGCACCCGAGCCCAGATCCCGTCCCTGCTCTCAGCCCCGGCGGCTACCCAGGCGTCGAATGTCGGCCGCTCACCCTCGGGGATCCTGTCGTACCTGTAGCGGAGGTAATCGGCGTCGTCGGCGTCGGTGACTCCGATGCGCGCCAGGCTGACGGTCTGCGCGGCCTCGGTGCTCGTGCGGGCCAGGTCGGCTTCCAGGGACGCCACCCGCTGGGCCAGCGCCTCAGCCTGACCAGCGCTGGCGCGGAGCTGCTCCAGCTCGGCGGTCGCGGCCTTGAGTTGATCGTTCACGGTCTTGAAGCGATCGTAGGGAACGCTCTGCGGGTTGTCAGTGCTCATGTAGTCCTCGGGTGAGCGGTTAGCGGGTCAGGTTGAGGTCGATGCGCTGGCGCCGGATGGCCTCCAGCCGGATCTCGGCGGTGCGCTCATCGACGCCGTGGAGCTGAGCATAGGCGCGGACGGGCGAGATGAGGCCTCGATCGAGCAGCGCCAGCACGTGCTCGCGCTCCTCTCGGATCTCCTGCGGAGAGCGGGGCACGGCCTGGTAGGCGAGCCGGTAGCCATCCTCGGGGAGCCCGGCGCCCGTCGAGCGGTTCAGGATCGCGGCGGTCTTACTCACCAGCTCCTCATCGGCGCGGCGAAAGACGGGCTCCATCCGCTGCTGCGCGTCGCGCTTGCCCTGGTTGGTGAGCGCGATGGCGTAGCCGCTGCGGGCGGTGCCCCCGAGGCGCTGAACGTCGGACGGCGACACGTCAGCGAACTCAGCGACGCGGGCCTCGAACTGCGACAGAGCCTCCGCGAGCTCGCCCACCTCGGCGGCGGGGCCCCATTGCCCGATCACAGCCTGGGTGGCGGTGTCGCCGCCGTCGTGCTCGAGGAGCAGCACCGTCGCCGGATCCGCGATGACCTCGTGCCGCTTAGCCGTCGAGCTGTCCACGGCCCGCGCGCCCCGAGGGACGACGCCAGCCATGTAGCGCTGGGGCCAGCTCGCGGAGCGGAGGCAGTGGAACCAGAAAGACCAGCCGACGGCGGCGTTTAGGGATCCCTCCACCACTTCGATCCCCTCGTAGGGATCCCAGAGCCGATCGCCGTTCATCGCGGCGTGGTAGAGCACGCCCGGGATGAAGGGGCGCCCGTCACTGTAGCGGTAGGGGTAGGCGTCGCCGCTCAGGGGCTCCCCGAGGTACAGCGGCGACAGATCCTCCCCGAGCCCGTCAGGGGCGCCGGGGTTGACCGCGCGCACCTCGTAGCGGGGGATCTCAGGATCCGAGATATCGAGCAGCACCCAACACCAGCCGTCACGCTTTAGCCGCGCCTCCATCACCCGCACCGGCTTGTCGGGGTTGCTGGGATCCGAGTAGGCCAGCATCAGATCGGGCGAGATCGGGCGGTAGGTGATGGCGCCGGCCTCGTCGATCTCGATGCGCAGGAAGTGCTCGCGGAGCGCGATGACGCGGGCCTGGAAGCGCTGCATGAGCGGCCAGAGCCCGGCCTCGTAGATCGTCCGGTCCATCCGCTGGGCCGCTACGGGATCCGGGTGCGACAGCGACGGCGGGCGGTCATACGTCGCCGCGAGCTGGCGAGAGATCGACTTGAACACGTTGGAGCTCGCGTCGAGCTTCCCGAGCGCTGCGGCCCGGGTGTGTCCCAGGTGAGCGCGCAGGTTCTCCTCGAGGTCGGCCATCCACCGGCCCTCAATCATCCGACGGCGCAGCCGGGTGTGCTCCCAGCGGGCCGCGTCGGCGCTGTGAGGTGGGATCGGCGGGGTCGCGTCGCTGTAGTCGTTCATCGTGTCCTGAGCCTCATCTGAGCCATCGGCCGGCGGTCAATTAGCCCGATTGTCCCATACCGCATCGCGTCGATGGCGTCTTTGTGTTCCTCGCCCCCGGTCCACTTGTCGAGGCACTCCGCGACGTGGGTGCAGCTGTCGGACACCTTGAAGTTGCCTTGCACCTGTAGCCAGTGGATCTGTGTACAGCCGTAATCCACGGATCCGGGCGGCTTCCAGGGAACCAAGATCTTGCCGGGGAAGACGCCTTTAGGGCAGGCGTCGGGCATCTTGACGAACTGGCGCATGAGGATCTCGTTGGTCTTGCGGCCGATCGCTTTCTTCTGGGATCCGGGGTGCGCGCGGTCGCCATACCAGACGTCAACGTTCTCCAGGCGCAGCCCGTTGCGCTGGAGCATCGCCCAGATGCCGCGGGCATCCTGCTGCGGGGCGGTGTCGCCGCCGGCTACGTACTCGTCGAGCACCCAGACGCGGGCCTCGGACTTGTGACCGACCGCAGCCACGAGCACGGCCACCTGGCGGAAGATGCCCACGCCGTGGTCAATGCCGATCCCGATCCGCACGTCCTTCCCGAACCGGCGCATGTCCTGCCACAGCTCCGCAGCGGGGCGCAGCATGGTGTCGCGCGACCACTGTTCAAACACGGATCCCTCAGCGGGCCCCTCCCACTCCCCATCGAGCCGCATCGGGCGCTGACTCGGGGGCGTCATGATCCGAAAGCGCTCGATCTCCTCCTCGGAGTAGAACGGCAGGCCACCCAGCGGGGTGCAGTTCTCGGGCGTCAGCCCGAAGTGCGTCTCTGAGATCGCGCCGTCGGCCACCAGGCCCCGCAGCCAGTCCACCGGCCATTTCCAGGGGGAGGGCGTCATGGTCAGCCAGATGTCCCCGCGCCGCTTCCTGACGCGGGCGTCCAGCTCGCCCCACAGGTGCTCCGGGGGCGGCTCGTCAACCCAGATCCCGTCCAGCGTCGCGCTCGCGTTGCCCATCTCGCCCGCCAGGACCGTCGTAAAGTCCACGCGCGACCACTGGCCCGATCGGTGCTTGAGCATGAATGCGTGACCGGTCCACTTCTGCCGCGCGGCGTCGTAGTGGCTGCGCTCGTGCAACCTGTCTTTGGGAACGCGCTCCCAGATCTTCCGCGCGATGGGTTTGAGCTGATCCCACGAATAGACCAGCACTCTGTAATCGCCTCGGGGGTGCTCGCGACCCGTCCACGGGTTGTAACCGGCCATCCGATAGACCAGCTCAGCGGCGCCCACGTCGGTCTTTCCGGCCTGGTTGGGGCCCCGGAGCAGCTTGTAGCGAGCGGGGCACGCCAGGAATTCCCGCTGCGGCGGCGTCGGCCTCCAGTAGTCGAGGGGGCACTGCTCGCGGCGGCGCTGGAGCTCGCGAGCGGCCCGCGCGCGTAACAGCAGATCGGCGCGGTTCACTGTCACCCGGTCACCCTCTCGCCGTCCACGATGGCGCGCAGCTCGTCGTCGCTCAGGTGCTCCAGCGGATCGACGGGCTTGGAGTCTGGCGGCTGGTCCAGCCCCAGCAGCTGTATCTCCAGCTTGGTCGCCTGGATGGCAGCTACGAATGACTGAGCCCGCAGCGCCGCGGCAGTGATGGCGCGCACCTGCCGCACCAGGCGGGCCCGGTCGTCTGCGGGTGCCTCTGGGGCTGTCGGGGGCGGCGCTACCGTCAGGCGAGCGCGCTGAGCCGTTGCGGCGCGGTTCACGATGCTCTCCTTGTCGCTCCACCATCGGCTGAGGGTCTGAGCAGACCAGCCGATCTCGCGGGCGACTCCGCGGAAGTGCGGGCGCCCGCTGTCGCGCTGCTCGGCGCTCCGCTCCAGCGCCCGGATCGCTTTGAGGCGCTCGTCTGCTGTCGCTGCGGCCATCAGCTCTCGCCCCTGTGGGCATTGTATCGGGCTCGGATGATGTCGCAGTACTCTGGCGACATCTCGAACCCGTAGCAGGTGCGCCCCTCCTGTTCGGCAGCGATGAGGGTGGTGCCGCTCCCAAGGAAGGGATCGCAGATGATGTCGCCCGGGTCAGAGTACGCCTTGACGAAGAATATCGGCAGCGAGGCAGGGAAGGCGGCGGGGTGTCCGATGGACCTGGCCATGCCTTTAAGATCCAAAACGTTAGACGGGTACGCTATCCCCGGCCTCGTCACTCTGGCGGGCTGGTTTAACTCGCCTTGCAAACTGCTAAATTGAATGTCTTTGCCCGAGTATTCTAAGGCCGCGTCGCTTTCGTGGCTGACGTTAGCTGGTCTGAACTTCGGTTTGTTGAGAGAGAACCAGAACACCGACTCCCAAGCGTTCTTAAAGCGGCCCATTTGTTCTGGCGATCCTGGGACTCCAATACGGAGCCAGCAGAACTCATCTACAAACCGCCAGCCCCAGCGCCGAGCGTGCGCCAATACGAGGTCTGTCACGTAGAGCGAGCGCTGCCCGTTCTCGCTGTGAGGTCTGATATTGACGAACCATGATCCGTCTGAGGTGAGGTGCGCTCTCACGTTCTCCTGTACCGCCTCAAACCACGCCACGTATTCATCAGGGCGGATCGGCTTGAACCCGCTAGACTCGTCATAGGTGCGCTGAGACGCGTAAGGGGGAGAAGTGAACGCGACGTTGATACGCTCGCCGTCAGAGAAGAGCCGCGCCCACGTCGCCGGATCTCGACAGTCTCCACAGATGACCCGATGCCGGCCCAGGGTGAAGATCTCTCCTGGCTCAGTGATCGCGGGCGGCGCCTCGGGGAGCGCATCTGTCGGCGCGGTAGCTGGGGCCTCCGGGGTTGACTCCATCTCGGATAGCAGCGCGTCGAGCTCGTCGCTCTGCCAGCCCAGCCCCGCCAGGTCCAGCCCGGTCTGCTCCAGTTCGCGCATCACCTCAGCCAGCCCGGCCTCGTCCCAGGTGGCGATCTCGTTCAGCTTGTTGTCTGCCAGAGCCAGCGCGCGGGCCTCGTCCTCGTCCAGCTCGACGAAGCGCACGGGCACCAGGTCGAGCCCGAGCTGCTGTGCGGCTTTCAGTCGGGTGTGACCGGCGATCACGCTTCGATCTGCGGCGCGGGCGATGATGGGGGAGGCAAAGCCGAAGCGACGGATGGACTCCGCTACCTGCTCTACAGCCTCGTCATTGTTTCGGGGGTTCTGCGCCCACGGGGTCAGGCTCTCGATGGCCTCCCAGGTGGCGGCAGCGGCGTCCAGCGTGGTCCTCGTCATGGTCCTGCCTCTGTTCCGGGTTTTTTTTCGGGGTCGTAAAGAAAAAAGATCGACGGGGCGTACG